GACTCTGCCAGCATCTGGCTGAACTGCACGGCCTCGGTGAGGGTGGCCGGTGCGAAACCCTTGGTGGTTGCTAGGTTGCTCATTTTGCTTCCTTGATGGTAAGAGTTGACTGACGAATGGTGTAGGCCTCTTTGGCTGGCACGGTCTTGGCAGGCTGGGCCTTGTAGCTGCGGGTTGGCCAGGAGATGCGCCACTGTCCGGCAATGCCGGTCTGATGGTCACCCATCTTGCGCTTCAGGGCATCCTCAAAGATGTCCAGGTCAGCCTGCAGATCCTTCATCTTGGCCCTGGTGTCCATGACCTTGTCGGCAAAGTCAGCGGCATCCTTGTCCAGTTCGACTGGCTCCGCATCAATGGGGTATGCACCCCGGCCATCAGTCCACCGCTCACCTTCTTGCGGAGGGTAGTAGTCAACGATGCCTGACTGCTTCCACACATCCAAGCGGCGCTGGAAGTCGGTGGCCACCTCGGCAATCTTGGTGAGCGTGGCCTGGTGCGGTGCGAAAAGGAAGATCCGCAGGGCAGTGCCACGGTACAGGGTAGCGATGGCACCCCACTTGGCACCGATGATGTCCATCTGTGCCTGCAGTTGGATTGGGCCGCGCCACAGAGGCGGCACATCCTCCACATCCATGCCGGTCAGCTTGGCCTCGATGGCGCCCACGCCTTCCAGCGTGATGCTGTCCTGGCCGATCACATAGATGCCTTTCTCCAGGTCTGTGGTGTAGACCCGCCCCAGCCCATTGCCAGTGCCATCCAAGCTGCAGCAAATGGGCAGGCTGGCGTGGAACCGGGCATCTGTATGCTCGGTCACCAGGTCAGCCAGTTCGAGCCTGGCGGCGGCCTCGCGCAGGATCAGTGGCTCCAACTGATTGCCCCAGCCCATGGCCTCATTGCCCTCAAAGTCGGACTCAATGCCCTTCTCCGCGGCGATGCTTAACTCCAACTCATCATTGGGTGTGCGGTACTTGCTGATGCCCATGACACTGGGCAGACGGGATGCCGACAGCATGGTGTCCGGCGTTACTTTATTGACCATTGGTTTCTCCTAAGTTGGTCAGTTGATAAACCCTGACCACACGGGCGTGGGCCTGGGGATGGGTGGCCTCGGTGAATCCGATGGCCTTGAATTTTTTTGACTTGAAGACGGCGCCCAGCACTGAGGGATGCATACCTGCAGGTATCTCAACCCGCTGGCGAACCTCATTGATGCTAACCGATCCCTGCTGCCGGCAGATGTCGGCGGCAATGGCCCTGCACCTGGCCAGAAAGACTGCATCTCTGGCCTCGAACAGGGACAGTTGCGTGTCCCGAATGTGCTGGCCGGTCACTTCCATGTTAGCACCATCACGATGACTGCAATGCAGGCGACGATATACAAGGCAAAGTCAGCCGCGGCCTCGGCACGGCGCTTAGTCTTGTCCTCCAGTAAGGCCCGCTGCAGCAGCAGCATGGAGTCGCTCATCTCAATACGCTGCGGCGGTATGTATTCCTTGCCGATCTCGACTTTTCCTGTGTTGTATGGGACTTGTTTTTTCATGCTAGTTCTCCTGGTTAAATACGGGCAAGCAGATTGGATACCTGGCTAGGGTGCCATACCTGGCCACCGCGGGGTGTCTCAACGCAACGGGCAGTCAGCACCTGGGCGATGTCGCGCATGGTCTTGGCGCCAGACTTGGCAATGATGTCGCGGACGATGGGGCCAACGCGCTCGGCATAGGCCGCGGCCCTGGCCTTGATGGACTGGATGCCCAGGGCGCCTGCCTCGGCCAGCTTCGGGCTGCCCAAGACCTGGCCACGGGCCTTGGCTGCAGCCAGGGCGGCCTTGGTGCGGTCAGAGATCTTGCGGGCCTCCCACTCAGCAAACACTGCGGCCATCTGCAGGAAGGTGCGGTCTGCCTCTGGCATATCGGCGCAGACAAAGTTGACGCCAGACTCCAGCAGGCCGGTGATGAAGTGGACATTGCGGGCCAGCCGATCCAGCTTGGCAATCACCAGGGTGGACTTGGTGGACTTGGCCTTGGCCAGTGCTGCAGCAAGCTGCACCCGGTCATTCTTGCGGCCAGACTCGACCTCGGTGAACTCGGCCACCAACTCAGCCTGGCCAATGTGACGGGCCACGGCATCACGCTGGGCCTCAAGGCCAAGGCCTGACTGGCCCTGGCGGTCAGTGCTGACGCGGTAGTAGGCAACGAATTTGGTCATGATCAACTCCTCTATCTGGGTGGTTGGATGAATGAATTAAGAAGGCCGGCGATGTTGTTTGCCGAGATCAAACTGCAGTTGCGACTCGGCAACATAGTCGATGCCATCCTCGGCCTGCGATCCCCATTTCTGGCAAAACTTCAGCAGGTTCCTGCGGTCACTTGCTGTGTGCCAGTATTCACCCTCGGCGTGAAGATCAAGTTCATGCAGGGCAAGGTAGCAAAGGTCTGCAATGCGTGTATGCTGACTCGGCTCGAAATATGTAAGGAACTCAATGCGGCCAAAGTCTTTGAGTGCTTGCTGGTACTTTTCCATGATCAACTCCTGTTTCTCGGTGGTTGTACGATAGCACCGTGCTATCGTTGGAAGGATTGTAGCACAACATGGTTTTGACCCGTCAACTCAATCCCGACTAAACTGTGGGGGCTTTACTTTTTTGACAACCCGTTCCTAGAATGCTTGCGCCCAGCAATCACCTACACACACCATGAAAACAGCACCCAAGAAAGCAATCTTCATACGACTGCGACAGGACACTCTCGAAATGCTTGACCGTGCCTGCAAGGCGCAGACCCGCAGCCGCAGCATGATGGTGGATGTCATCCTGCAGGAGACATTGACCAAGCAGTACGCTGACCTGAGCGCCAGGCTGAACAGTTTGGTAGGAGCGCAGCAATGAACCCCCAGGAAGCAAACACACTGCTGGATATGGCCAGGGCAGGCCTGGCGGTGCCAACCGAAGTGATCTCCTGGGCGCTGACCGTGACCGGAGATCTGCTGCAGAGTAATTGGGCAGCCAAAGACGATATCGAGGTCTTTGTCGAGGCCATGCGCCGGGAAGGCCTGCTGTGACCGCAACTATTCTGGCCCTGGATCTCGGCACCACTACAGGCTGGGCCTGCAGGCCTACCAATGGCCCTGTGGCGCACGGGTGGGCATCATTCAAGCCTAACCGCTACGAGGGTGGCGGGATGCGCTACCTGCGCTTCAAGAAGTGGCTGGGCGAGATCAGTGCCAGTGTGGGCGAGATCAACGAGATCTATTTCGAGGAGGTTCGCCGGCACAGCAGCACAGACGCGGCTCATGTGTACGGCGGCCTGATGGCCACACTGACTGCCTGGTGCGAGGCCCGAAACATTGCCTACCAGGGAGTGCCTGTTGGCTCAATCAAGAAGCACGCTACTGGCAAGGGCAATGCAGGCAAGCCGGAGATGGTGCAGGCCATGCGTGACCGCGGCCACCCGGTGACCGATGACAATGAGGCCGATGCAATTGCCCTGCTGTACTGGGCGCTGGAGGAGCAAGATGGATCTTGATTTTGAACAATCTAGTCCTGATTTTCAGGAGGGCTACAAGTTGGGCAGACTGCACTGCAGTGCCCAAGTAAACCGGCTGCAGCAGGAATTTGAGGTGGTGATGAATGAACTGCAGACCACGCGGCAGATGTTGGTGGACAACAAAGAACTGCTGGACAGGACTCGGCAAATGGTGCTTGACCTTGATCTCAAACGGCTGAGAAAAGAATGAAGACCATTGTGTGCCCCATGTGCGGCCGCACCAAGAACAGGCTGGGCTGCAGAATAGTCTTCTGGCTAGGCGCCAGAACCTGGATCTGCGGCCAGTGCTACAGCAAGCGTAAATGAAGCCACTGCGCCCCTACAGGCCGCCCAGCAACCGGCCCAGCCCCGATATGCCTGTGCTACTCAAGGCAGAGGCCAGGGAACTGCTGACCCACTGGGAACTGACCAAGGACAAAGCATTCGTGGACGCCAGGCTGGCCACGGTTGACAAACGGTACGCCAGGAAGAATGCCGAGCAAGAGGTGCGGCACTACATGAGGGAGATCAGACGAAGTGAGCGCCATGCTGGATAAGGTCATACCACTCAACCTGCCAAAGAAGCCCCGGATCAAGCTGCATGAATCGCCACCGGATCAGCGCAGACTCTGTGTGGTGCCAATCCGGGCCTGCACAGACAAGCAGATCACGCTTGGCATGATGCGTACCTTTGTGCTGATCTGCAGCTACATGAACCGCTCAGGAATCACCTGGGTGAGCCAGAACACATTGGCATCCAAGCTGGGTATCAGCCAGCAAGGCATCAGCAAGCACCTGATCAAGCTGGTCAAGGCAGGCTACCTGGAGGTGATGCGTAAGCCGCGGCCAGGCGAACGCACAACCACCTGGCGTGTGATCTTTGACCCCAATGTCTCAGCCCAGGATGCCATCAGCCTGGTCAGCACAATCGAGGACACCAGACCACCCTGGATGAAGGAGGAGCAGTCCTCAGATCCAGACCCAGCAGGCCAGAAAAGGATTGCTGACCTGGTGGCCAAAGCACTCACCCAACCACGAAAGGAACCAACCATGCCAGCAAAAGGCCAATCAAGAACAGTCCTCAAGATGAAGGAAGACATTGCCAAAGCCAAGTCAAAGAGGCCTAAGACACAACCCCTAGAGGTTGTATCTAATCCTGTGGATAACTCACTCCACACACAACCTCCAGAGGTTGTACAACCGATTGATCTCCAGACACAACCTTTAGAGCAAAATTCTACAACCTCCAGAGGTTGTGCCGAACGAGAGAACAAGGGTATAGATAAGGTTGTTATGTACAACCAGGTTGTAAAAGAACTTTACATAAGTCAAGAACAGTTTGACGAGCATTTGGAGTGCATCCTCGAAGCCTACCGGATCGAAGGCCTGACCCCGAACCCTGACAGGCTGCCGGCCGAGATCCTGCAACTGCACCGGGACACCCAAAGATGAACAGCCCCAGGAAGGCCTCTAAATCGATCCAGGAGGCGAGATCTACACCCGGTTGGTACCAGGGTAGCCAGATGGCCTTCCAAGGGCTTGTAGGGGCTATAAATCGGTCTGTTCTGAAACCCAATCGAACATATGGATTTTGTACAGACCGGCAGCCAGGGGGTGGGGGTGGTCGTGCTGCCTGGCTGGCGGGGGTGGGCAGGGCATGGCCATACTGTATGCGCGTACAGGAAACGACCCCTTGCCCCCCCACCCCTCGCCCTAGCGATGGGGGTACCCCCCAAAACTTTTCCCCTGATTTCCAGGGATTGTGTTAGTGTCCATTAACTTTGAAAGGAAACGAAATGGCATACGAAATGAAACCTGGGCAGGGATCTGCCTTCAAGAATGAGAAGAAGACTGAGGACTGGCATCCCCCATACAGGGGAAAGGTTATGCTGCCGGATGGGTCTGTGCATTGGCTGGATGTGACTCCAAAGAAGACGGCCAAGGGAGACACCTGGGTAGCAGTAAAGGTTGGAAATAAGGTTCAGGATGCTGCATCTGATATTGCCAAGCCGGTGTCTGCACATAACCAGGCCAAGGCCAATGGGTATCAGCCGCAGCAAGATAGCGACATCCCCTTCTGATAATGACTAAATCTCGCATTGGTGAGCAAATCCCCAGTCTAAAGAACTGGGGTGGTATCCGATCTATTAACCGCAGGATGGA